TTACGCTTGAGTGATTCAATCGTATCTTCTGGACGAACTACAACTTCAGTAAGGTTGCAAAACTGACGGTCGCGTAGAATAATCTCACTACAAGGATTTGTGCCAAAGTCATAATTTGGATTTCTACGATCTCCCAACTTGGATACAGTTCTACGACATGCATCACGATTGAATATACCGCGCTCTCCACTCTTTGACTTATAAAGCGCAACCCATTCATCCATGAACACTCCTATTTCTGGTTTCTCTTTGTACGCGACCGAGTTGTTCGCGAGGGCTCTTTGTGGGTTTTCGTTCCACCAAGCACCTGACTTCGCATCTCGCATCCTTTCATCCGTGAGATTGGATAAGCTAATAAGAGCAGATCTACGGACTCCTCCCACCACGACAATTTCTGCAACCTTGCAGACAAGATCGTGGCATTCGATAGATGTAAGTTTTCTCCCTGCTGCTCTCTTAAAAGTGTCAACTGTGAATTGGAAGAGATCGTCAAGAGGTCTTGGCCCTGAAGCCCTCCCACCAAATGTTTTAAGTCTCGCCCCAGCAGGACGAACCTTTGATAAGTCCCATCGTGGAATTTGACCTCCAATGAGTAGGGAAATAAGTTCTTTGTAACTCTTAGCCCAACCAGCTTTGCTATCTTCCACAATGATCGTGGTGTCCGTGTTGGAAAAGTTTTCAGCAATTGTAGGAAGTTTCTCAACATATTGTCTCTCCACGCTAAATCCTACACCAGTTCCACACATGAGGATGTATAGGATTTCATCAAATGCTCGCACACGATTAACTGCAATATACGAGCAATTATATCCTGCTGTATTGTCTCGTTTGAGTGCATCTCCTGCGGTCATCAATGCTCTCATGCTTGGCATGATCTCAAGATTCAAAACCGCAGATTCAAGTTCGTTTCTTAATTCTGGTGTGACTGTAAAATTATTATGTTCCTTGAGTTGAACCTCAAAGAAATCAAAATAACGCTTAACTGTTTCCTCCCATGTTTCTCGTCGTTTTTCCTTTTCAATCCAACGAGCATATCGAGAGGTGTGGATAAACTTCTGATAATCAGATGGCAATTCTTTCATATTACTCCTTAGTTAAAACATGCCAGGATTCGGGAAATAGAGGTTCAATAATCGCATGAAATGCTTTTGCATATTCTCGTACTTCCCATTGTGCATGTGGGTCTGATCGTTGACTATAAACTCTTGCATACGCAGCAAGCGATCCAGTCCACCACCATTCGGTGTGTGTTCCTTGTGGTAGAACAAATCTTGCTTGTTCTGGGGCAACACCTTTATCTATAAGCGAATTATAGACTTCTAAACATCTATCTACTGCATCTTTATAAGTTCGTTGAAAATTGGTTTTAGATTCATTATCTGTTATAAAATCCTCGGAACCTTGCTTTGCACTTCCAACTGGTTTACCTCTCCAATATGGTTGGTAAATATCTGGAACATATGAAACATATCTGCGAGAAATTTCATTTTCTACAAATCCAACTTTATGTTTGAACAATTGTGTGCGAATTGAAATTGGTGCTTTGATTCTTAATGTGATTTGTGGATGAGCAAATGGAGTCCAGTGATTGTGTTCTGCCAAATAAGAAATTAATTTAGAATCCTTGGCAGTTAAAATACCAGTACCATCGTCTGCGATTTCTTGCCAGTCACTTTCCTTGTTGAAGGATACTCTAGCAGCATTGACTATGGTTAAATCAGACCCCATATGATCAACATATTCAACATATCCAGAATCCAAAACATTAATTCGTACTGTGTCCATCAATAAACTCCTTTACGATGCTGCTATCTTCTCCAAGATATTTCTTCATTTGAGTAAGTGCAAAACTTATAAATTTTTCTTCAGTCTTTGCAAATCTACAAATACCACTAAAATTAGTCCAATCTTGTTCATCAAATGTATCATAATCCAGTTCTTTGCAATGACGAACTAGATTCTTGATATAGTTGTTGATTCCAAGAATATCTTCTTTTGTGGTTTTTTTCCTCTTCATCCACAAAATATTTCCTTGATCTTCATCATCGTATTTTGATATGAATTTTTCATATGATGATTTTATCTTATTGAGCAGGGTAAGTAATTCATCAAGAAATTTCTTATTATCCTCATGCCAATAATCAAAAGTCAATCCATCGACTTTGGTATATGTACGAGCATAATCAATTGCTCGGAAGAACATATCAGAATCATTTTCGCGAACATATTCTGCAAATTTGAAATGAAATTCTGCAATGCCAACCAATAGTGTATAATCTTTTTCAGGAATCTTCATTTACATTTTCTCCATTTATTAAAAACTAGCATTGCTGCTGCACCTTCATATGTGTGCTGACTGATTATATCATAAACATCAATACCATTCAACACCATATCATTTATATCCTTATCTTTCATATGTGATGGGAAAATGCAAACCTTTTCTCCAGAATTAATTAAATTCTCCAACACATCCACAACCGCCTTGCTTCTTGGTTCATTATCAATAATATAGATGAGTTCTTCCGTTGGAAACCTATTTCTAATTTCTAGAAAATTTCCTAGACCCAAGCAAGCGATTGCATTGGGAAGGAATAGACTGTCAATCGGACCCTCTACAACAAATATGGGTTTACTCTTGTCAAGGTCATCAAGACCATGAATAAGTTTAACAGATTCATCTCTTTTTAATGTGATATATTTTGGTTTTGAATTTCCAAATGCTCTGCCCTGTACACCAATTATCTTTCCATGAACATCACGCATGAATATCAGAATACGATCATCATCAAGAACATTGTATCTTTCATTTATATTCTTTGCAAACTCAGCAAAATGCTCAGTATATCCAAAACATTTCCATTTATCCTTTGGGATCTTTCTAGATTGAAGAAAATCAAATACCTTATGATCTTGTGGAAGTTCGTCTAATGTCTGATATTTCAAATCAGTGAATGAAGATATATCTACCTTGAAATCTGGTTTTGTCTGTTCAATCTTCTTATTACCATCTAGAAATTTCTCAAGACAATATTCCTTGAACAACAATGGAGATACGATTTCAAGAAATTTATATACATTATGTGATGCTCCACAATTATGACATTTGAAGAAATAAGCATTATCAGATTGAAAGAAATATCCTCTTGCCTTGTTCTTATTTGTCTCTGAGTCTCCACAAATAGGACATCTGCAATTTGCAAGATTCACTTTCTTCCATTTGAACTTAGGAAGCGAAGTAGAGACTAGATTGATATATTTTTGGTCAATGTAAGCAGACATCAGAATTTCCAAGCATCAGTATTTGGTTTTTGCTTTGCAAATTGTTCCTTGACACTATTACCCGTTTGCTTTGGAACAATTACTGATGCTGCTTCTTCTTTCTTGACATCATATATCTTCATCTTGGCACGATTGATTCCAAGAATGAACTTGCGATTGGTTGCAGTATCATTATAACGATTCTTCAGTTGCTTTACCATGATTTGATTCATCTCCGCAAGTTCTTCCGTGGAGATCAACGCAAACATGAAATCAGCAGTCGCAGGAAGACCGAACGACTCGGAAGTATCTTCAAGACCAACATCGCTATTTGAATAACCAGATCGCGTGGTCTGCGTTGCACTAAAGATCGGAACATTGTATTCAACAGCAAGTCCTCGAAGTTCTTCGGCAATAGACTTGATGTATGTGTACGAATTGATATTGTTTCCATTCTTCAATCTAGCGGATGCACAGATGTTCAAATAATCAATGATGATGACATCTGGTTTGAACTTACGCTTCAAGTTCAATTCATCAAGAAGAAATCTAAAATGATTCACATTTGCAGTGGCAGTTGGATATTCCTTGATGATGAGTTTTCCTTTTACTCCAGCTCCAAGATTCTGCATCTTCTTTTCATATACTGTCTTTGAAAGTTCACGAAGATTATCAAGCGTGACATCAAGTAGATTTGCATCAATACGCTCTGCAATTCTTTCCTCTGCCATCTCACATGTGATATAAAGGACATTCTGATGTTGCTTGAGACAGTTTGCAGCATGATGACATAGGAACAACGACTTACCAACGCCAGTTCCTGCCATGACGATATTCAATGTCTTGGATGGAGTTCCACCATTTGTGATCTGATTGAAGAATTCAAGATCAAATGGAATTCTCTTTTCCACCGTATGATAAAATTCATATCGTCGTTCATAATCTTCAATATAGTCATGACCGATATGAACATCAAATGATACCGCAAGTGCCTTGGAGAGTATATCAGGAATAGAACCCTGCGATTGCTGGGTCTTGCCATCAATTATTTGAATGGATTCCATGATTGCATTGTAGACTGCCTTTTCCTTACAAAAATCCTCAGTCTCACTCATCAACCATTCAATATCGCATTGTTCCTGATTATTGGAGATTTCCTCAACAATATTTGAAACTCTCTTCATCTCTTCTTGAGTGATGCTCTTGTTCTTGTCTAAAATAATATACAATGCTTCCTTTGTTGGAAGATTGTTATATTTGATTATAAAATCATGAATAGTCTCAAAAACAAATCTCAAAGACCTGTCATGAAAATACTCCCTCTTGATAAAGGGAGTAACTTTTCGTGAATATGTTTCATTCTTGATGAGATTGTGCAATATGAGTTTTTCTACATCTGTCATTTTTGCTCCAATTCAGCAACTCTATGCTTCAATCTTCTTATTTCTTCCGAACCTTTTTGAAGAATATCCTGTATCTCTCTCCAGAATGTAAAAACCTGGCACAAAGATGCTGCATCCATTCTTTCTTCAATTGGTTTGTTTTCACATCTGGATATTACAAAAGGATTATTGAGTTCATTCACCACATCATATATTGGTTTATCATTCATCTTCACCCTCTGTCGTTTCACCACCATAACTGAATTCAGTATAGACTGCCTTGTCTAGTTGATCAAGAACATCCTTTGTAAAATACTTTTCAGGATTATCATAGATGGTCTTCTCAAATACCTTTGTACCATCTGGTAATTCAATTCTTGTTGAATTCTTCTTGAAGATTCCAGCGTTAACAGCAATATCAACAAGACCATAATATGGGTCTAGACCGCTGTCATAGTTCAAACGAACATCAATCTGCTTGTTTTCCTTGGTGAAACGACCCTTGTAGAGTTTGGCATGAATAATATTACCAATCACTTCACCATCTGAATTCTTATCCTTCTTCTTTGAAAGATAGACAATAGTTGACGCTGCATACTTCAACCCAGTACCACCACCCATCTCAGACATTGGAACATAAGCACCAACTACCTGATAAGTGTGATTAGTCATGATCATAGGAATCTTCGCAATACCCAACTTGACTGTTAGTACACGGAAAGTTGACTTCACGATTTGTGCGCGAGTCATGTCGCGTGTCTCCTTACCCTCAGCGGTATCATTCATCTCCTTGGATGTTGACAACATGCCAAGTGAATCAAGAACAATCATCGTTGGTTTACGATCTTCCTTTGAAAGTTCAAGATATTTGTCAACAATCGTAATTGCTTGATGACGAAATTCCTCCACAGTGGATACTGGAAAGACTGCAATGCGCTTTGGATCAATTCCACGATTCTTGAACATCTCAGAAGTCACTGCTTGTTCTGAATCAAAATAAAGAACAACAGCATCTTCATTATCCTTCAAGAACTTGGAAACAATACCAAGTGTAAAATAAGTCTTACCAGTGGATGATTCTCCCGCAAGAGCAAGAATCTTATTATTGGGAAGTCCACCATAGATGCTGGCACTCAATAGACCATTGAAAAGATAGCATCCAGTATCCACAAATCCACCAACATCCGAACCCTCAAGACCATCGGAAACCAGAGATGCATACTTGTTTCCCGACATCTTGACCATTGAAGATAAAAAATCACTCATAATATTCCTTTCAACCAAATAGGTTTTCCAATGTATTTTGCTTCTCAGTTGACCAGTCTATAGTATCTAGGATTGATGTCAATGGATCAATGAAAGATTTTTCAAACTGAGTTTTATAATCAATATATCCATGAAGATTGAATTCCTTGGGAAGTACATTGACAAAGGAAACGATTTGATCTCGTCCACCAATTCCACCTAATGGATTTGGTTTCTTGAGATGAAGAAATTTAATCTTATCTCCCTCTCCAATTCTCTTATATTTCTTCCCAATCTTCATCTCATTCAGATAATGATTATAGATCAAAGCACCTTTTACGGCAATCGGAGTTGATTTGCGATAGATGTTGACCTTATCTGCATATTTTTCCATCCCACGAACACTGCGTGGAAATGCAATTTCTTCGGGAGGAAGAGCATAGAATTCAACTCTAACATTTTCAATGAATTCATGCATGTCACTTGGTGTTCCATTCATGACAATGCTGATCGCAGTCTTTAGATGTTTTCGCACAATCTCTGGAGTAGAGGAACGAGTCGTTTCAATTCCCATGATTTTCATCTTGGGTTCCTTGTAACGAACACCTTCAGAATCCCATACATTTAACATGTATCGTTTCTTTGCAGTCCAGATTCCCTTGTCTGCAATGACTTCTCGACCCATCTGCATCTTATTTTCATAAGCATTCATTGTGTGTGCAAGTTCATTGAACTTTTTCGTAATGAATGGAATGATCGCTTGTTCTGCGGATTTATCCAAGAAATCAACAACAATATTTGCCTTTGGTTTTGAAACTGGTTTTCCATCAAAAAGACCTGTGTTCGGATATACCTTTTCAACAAGTTTATTCAAACAGAGATAAACAGAATCCGTATCAGATGCAATCACATAATCAACATCATTTGTACCAACAAGCTTGTTTAGATACTTGTTCAACTCCTGAGCAATCCATTGAATGGATAATTGACCAGATAGAGTGATTGCTTCTGCAAGTTCAGTGGAATAATAACGAAAGTATTCATTACCAATCGCACCATATGCAGAATTCAATTGAATTTTGCGAACCAACTGAAAGTTGTGATACTTAGAGACATCCAATTCTGTTTTTTGCTTTAAGGCAAATAGTTCGGTGTCTGTATAGGTTGAGTATTTTGACATGATTTATCTTTCTTGATTCCAAATGTTGCATTTGCATAGACATTTATCTGATCACTTCTGAAATGCATTATAGAACCATTCTTCTCCATTACAACAGCAAATATATCATTTTCCCAAGTTCCACCATCACGGACATATAAAATATATCCATCGCCCATTGATGTAACAACAGGAATTGGATTTTTGAATTCATAAATCATATGGTCTTCTTCCACACTCCATCAACAATAAACCCAAAGTCTGGAATATCTTTCATGTCTGTAATTTTAGTAACAGAGTAGGGTTTGGTTTTCTTGGTCGTCAGGAGGTCGTTCAGGACATCGCATTCGGTGACCGCGTTAGTCTTCTTCTTAAAGACAAGAACGCCCCTACGGGGTTCTCCCGAGGGGTCTTTCATGTTATCGT